CAAGTACCTTGTCTTCTAAATAATCACTAAATCCAGCCATGTTTTGTACTCCTAATTATTACCAAAATAATAAATATCTTTTCTGCGTTTCCCGTAGGTTCTTCTTCTTTGCATGAGAGATCCTTTGGCAAACTCAGCTTTTTCTTGCTCTAGTCTCATTTCTTCTAAAGCTTTCTCGAACTGTGCTGTAAATAATGGCACTCGTTCATCTTCCATTAAATAGATAGAAGCGTGTTTTAGTGATCCGTAAAGGTAAGCATCTGGATATCCTGTGGATAAAAAGTTACTGGTATTAGAATCGCTCAACGCATCTATCTTTCCGTAGTAGGTTAATTGTACTGTATAACTTCCGTCTGGGGTAGGTGCAAATTCAATTGTATCGTCAACCAATGCAAAATAAATTGGTTGGCCTGTGACGTTATCGTTTGACTTTCTGTAGACATCCAATGATTCTATGGATTGTTGGAATAATGGTGAAAAATCACCGCCATCAATTTGTATGTTTATAGCCTCTAACCAATCAGTTGGTACAGAGATATATTGTGAATCTAATGTTGCAGTAGCACGTTTAATCATACCCTTAACCCTTAATCTGCGGTTAAATTCTGCTTCTGTGCTATCAATAAATGAATCAATTACATCTGTTAAATCAGATCGATTTAAAAAGTTTGCAATGTTAGATTTTAATTCTGCGTATGTCATAGTTTACCCTGCCATGTTCTAAAGACTTTATTGTCTGAGTTGTTTAACCATTTTCTCCATTGAGACATATCATTAGCCCAGCCTTCACGACAAGCTCTTTGATATACCACCAATGGTACTTCTGCTACATGGCGAAGATCTTTGCCTGGTGTAGTAGTTTCTGCAATAAATTTACAATGCTCTATTACAGGATTTAGATCCTGAGTTGTATGATAAATTTCTTTATCGTCTTCAGTAATAAACTCGTTGGTAAAACCAGTCTTATGATCTATAACAGTTCTTTTAGCCATGCAAGAATTTTAACACAAAAAAAAGGGATGCCGAAACATCCCTTTAAGGTTCTTAACCTAGAACTAAGTAGTTGTAAGGTCGGCAACCACACCATGAGCAGCTTCGTTGGATACTTCTAATCCATACTCAACCACGATCATTTTAGTGACTGCATCACCGATTGTTGCAATGTCAACTGTTTTGAAATCACGCAAGTAAGATACTTTTGCCATTTCTGGGTCAACCAACAGTAAAGATCTTTCTCTTGATCTGTTTGATGGAACGATTTTGAGTTCACCAAAGTCAGATGAGTAGATAGATACTGATGCTTCAACAGTAGTTGCATCGATCATTTGTCTTGCTGAAGATCTACCTGTGAAACCAGAGATTTTCTGCTTGTTGACAGGCCCACAGATTGCTAATGATGGTTCACCACCATTTTCAAAGCAAGACTGTAAAACAGCTTTCAAAAGAGGCTCTGTTAGAGCTCTTTGTGTTCCGTCTGTTGGAGCTGTTCCACCGCCAGTAGGAGTTGATCCTGCTGCGTTGCTTACATTAGATTTCATCCAAGATTCAAAAGCACCAGTCTTACGAGCAGTTGTCGCATTACCAGTAGTTTTTCCATTCTTTTGACAAAGAGCTTCTTCCATATCTCTCTTTAGAGCTTTAGACATGATAGCTAGTTGGTGAGCCATTTCTGATCTCTTACCAGCAGGGTCTGAAGACTCTTGTGAGCCTGATACAGTTGCATCTCTTTTTGAGATCATAGCAACATTGCTAACACGAGTTGTTGCAACAGCAGCTGATCTTGAAAGTTCAAAACCTTCTAGTTCACCTGTTGAGACTGGACTCGCTAGAGCTTCTGTTTGCCAATCAAAGACAACATTTTTAATACTTCTTTTTCCAATTGAAGACATAAACGGAGTTTGCATTGGAGAGATGTTGTAAATGATATTACTTAAATCTTCTCTGTCTGAAGTCGCTGAATATGTATCAAATGCGTTTGTTACTTTAGCCATTATATTTACCTATAAAATTATTTTAAAAATTGTTCAAAAACTTTAGCTGCATCTTGGACTTTGCCAGATTTAGCTAAAACCTGTTTTGCTCTTTTCGCTGGAGCTACCGATTTCTTTCTGGTAGTTGTTCCAGGTCGGGCTACTCTTGCAGGTGCTTTCTGTGTTGGTTTCTTCTTCGTGGCTTCAACTGTTTTAGAGTTTAACCAAGCGTTTCGTAAACCAAGTAAAGCACGATAGTCATAAATTGCATCCATCTCTTGAGGTAAATACCCCAAGACATTAATACCATAGTCGCGAATTGCTAGTTTCTCTTTTTGAGCAACTTCTGCATTTTTCCATTCTGGTATGATTTCAAGAATCTTTTGCTGGCCTTCTTGCACTTGTTGTGCAATTTGTTCTTGCTGTTGAGCATATGACTCTTGTTGGAGTCTTTGCTGTTCAGCTTCAGCAGCTTTAAGCTTTTCTTTCTTTTCATCCCAGAGTTGTTTTTCGCGTACAAATGCTATCGGATCATCATTGTATAAACTATCCCAATCTGGTTCGTTTACCAATTCACCCTTTAATTGGGCTTCCATCTTCGGTAACAACTGTGCGTAAATCGCATCTCTTTGCTGAAGCTCTTGGGCTTGTTGCTCAATCGTTTTTCTTTGATTGGCAAGTTCCTGTGTCTTCCGCGTATAATCTTGTTGGCGTGAATAACCATTAATGAGTTCATCCTGCGTGACCTCTATCTCTGAGCCATCAACTGTGACTCTATAGACGGGTTGCTCTTCTAACTCTTCAACTTCCGTTTCTTCTTCACCATCTTCTTCATCATCAAATTCGAGATCGTCTTCATCAACAAGCTCTTCGGTATCTTCCTCGTCTTGCTCTTCTAGTTCATCGATCTCAGGTTCAATGACATCTTCAGCTTCCTCTATGACTGCTTCTTCTTGCGTGTCCTCTTCAGGGGCTAAGAAACTTTCAAACGCTGCGGTAGCTGATTCACCTTCGGTTTGTAAAGCAGTCGGTTTTCCGTTATTGCTCATAAATACTCCTATATTGTATTTAGGGATATTTTAAACCAATAATGTATAAAAGGGAAAGTTTTAAGCTATGTTACGAATTTTATTAATGTTGGCTTTTGTGAGTTTGCCCTTCTCAGCCATGATTCGTAGATGTCTTTCTACTTCAGGAAGAAGTAATAAAGATCTATGAAAGTCTTCTCTAACCGCAACATCATCGATATTGCGAGAGTTTAACCAATGGGTTATGTATTCGTTTTTAAGGTTTTCTACTGCTTCCTTAAAAACATCTGAATTTAAAATTTGTTGAGCCTGTTCGGCTTTGACTGCTTCTTCGTGTGTAACTGACATTTATACTAAACTAAATAATCCTGGTTGTGGTAGCTGTCTTGTTCTGCCCCTGCTAATAGGAGAAACTATTTCTTCAACGCCTGGAATAAATGGCATTGGCATTGGCAATGGCTGTGGCCTTGGTGCGTTTGCAAAAATTGGTTGAGGCAATACTTTTGTTGGCATTACTGGTGCTGTTATTGGTTGAACCATAGGTTCTATAGGCATGGATGGCATTTGGGGTAATCCAGTAAAGTTCATAGGCGCTTGAACTGGTACTTGAGGCATTGTTGGTGCTATAGACGGCATATCCATATTAATTAAATCTATATCTTTTAATATTTCTTCCACATCAACATCAAACAATGTTGGTCTAATATCTTCGTAACCTCTGATGTCTCTAATATCTTCGTACCTTGGCAAATTAGAGAAATCTAAATTTTGCATAAAAGGCATAAACCTTGTTGGCTCTTGTACACCAGGAGGTGCAAATTGCATTTGATCTTCTATAGTTGCAACCTCACCAGTCGTAGGTGCTATAGGCATAACAGGAGCTGGGCCTGCCGCAATCATATCTAAATCTTTTTGCGTATAACCACTAGCCATTTTTGGAGAATAACTAACGCCTGGCGCAATGACTTGCTCCATTGGCATACCGCCAGCTATTGATCGTGCGTAGTCAAATCCAGAAGAGTATGTTGGATCTGTGGTTATTGATTGACCCGCCAAATTTGTACCTCTGGCATTAGCCATCATGCGTTTCATTTCTTCGAGGTTTA